GTCGTCTACGAATAGATGACTTTTGCCCAGCGCAGGGTTAGACCCTTAGCTGGGTATGCAATCAACGTCGACTTCTTCTTCATGGGGACAAATGTATCATCCCCCTTCTCAGCACGATTTAATGCGCTGAGAAGGACCTCATCTCCATAGCTCATCTGTTGGATACCGTGGGTTTGTGTAACCACGGAGTAATCTGATAACTGAGCATAGCTAAGTGCTTTGTCCTTAGGGACTATGCGTCTAACTTTCACACATGGAGACTGGTAACGTGAGGACCATTTAATTCTAACACCGGTGTAACAGGAATGATACCCTGTCACGCCTAGGCAACCACTCAACTTGGGAACATACGGAAGATGGAGCTTTGCGCTCGTTTCCACGTGCTCTTTTAACCAAGTGGCTGCACGCCAATAGCCAGCATAAAACAATTGATTACTGGTATCAACGAGAGAAATAATGGCAGAAGTGTCGGACTCTCCGAAGTCTAAGGCATGACGCAATTTAACGGATGTTACAACTACTCCGTCGATTGCATCAACACCACACGATTCGCGGAATGGCCCGTTTATGAAACACTTAGCCTGGTTGAAAACCAGACCGTAGGACTCCATAAAGGCAATGATGCCCGTGGCAAAACGCTTTGTGACAATGATGTCGTCACCATACACGTACACGTGTTTGCGCGCTTTCCACATAGACCAACCCGTTTGCTGCTGGATACTGCCTACCGCGAGCGCCCAAAAATAAACGCTTTCTACGGGAAAACAGCAAGCCGAACCCATTGGAGCATGCTTCTTTAATGTAACAATGGACCCGTCTGGAAGACGGGCTGTCTCAGACCGGACTGCGTCTAGCAGTCTGAAGACCTTGGTCGGGAATAGCAGACGTACGCCACAATGCGTAACTCTATCTGATGCATCCGACATGTCGAGCGTGGCCCTGCGGCCACTGCGAGATGAGGTAAGTGCTAGGCGACCATTCCTTTTCTGGTCGGTGAAATTCACATGCAACTTGGTAAGGGGGTGCGCTTGCACCCACCGAACAAGAGCACTTCCAATCAGCTGTTGGAGCCACATGGCTTCTTTAGCTTCCGCAGAGATGTAACGCGGACCGTCCGCATTCTTGTTAACAAACAAGCCGCGCGACGGAGGAAGTTGGGCCTCCAATGTAGGAGGCAGATCCAGCACTTTTTGGGCAGGCCAAGCAGGAGGACGGTGAATAAATCCACCACCCAACTGAAAGACCTTATGTAACCCAAAGTATTCATCATAGTTAAAAACCTCATCGATTTTATCTGAGAATGAGAAGTCGTACTTCATGAAGCCCTTCTCGTGACCTGCCACAGCGCCCGGCCCATGTTTGGGACGTGCGCCACCTAATTCAAAACCCTTGAAGAGGGCTTGAAGCAAGTGTATTGCGTGGTAAGTCGCCAATTCGTCATCGATCGTTGAACGACTGATCTCTGTCGGCAGCGATTGCTCAACTGCAACAAATTTCTTAAGTCTCTCGGCCTGTTGTGCGTCAGTGTAAGGGAACTCAACCTTGTAAATCATAAGGCAGAGTGTCCCGATATAACCGACTGCATACGGGTCGCGATCGATCCTGAGAGTTCCATCCTCACTAAAGAGCAAGCGGACCAAACCCTGAAGAAACTTAGGGAGCGGTCCCGATCGAGAGTGTTTGAATCCTCTTATCGGTGATAGCTTGCCCAATTCTATTCCGGCCAGTATGGCCTTGTAGAATGTGGGGAGAATCCTTGTCACAAAAGTTAAACCCTCATGCGCAACTCGATGTTCGATTTCTCTGGCATCGAGCCGAAGATCTAAGCCTGTTACGGCTTCGATATCGGAAAGTACTATACAGAGGAATTCCACGTAGAGTTCCACGTGGATACTTGGCTTTTCAGACTCGCATAGATATGCCATGCTGGGCCTCCAAGCCTATGCTTTCGGTACTAAGGCTAACTGCCTTAGCTCTCCAATTGGAGAATTCGCGGAAGATTCGTGGTAATCCAAACTTTGAGACCGTCCCATTCATCGCATGCGATTTCTGGTTCGATCCAGTCTGGAGCGCTAACGGTCACGTTGATCGTCAGCTTCCCAACTTTCGTGGCCCCGTCGCTCACGTCTCGTACTAACTGTACAAGGTGTCGCGCGCTTCTCGTCGGATCCGGAGCGGGAGTATGATCAACCCGCAGGTTCGAAGAGGCGCCATCGGCGGTTTTACCGAAACGCTCGGTTTTGTATCCGTCAAAGTTAATAAGCGCATAAGAACGCGCGACGGAATCAACGGTGATAGTCTGGCCTTGATCTAGCATAGGTATTTCTCCTTAATTAGTGATAAACACTATGTACGGTGCTATGTGTTATATTAGACATAGCTCACCCCCGGTACCGTACGCGACCCTTTATGAGGGCCGCACCGAGAGATATCTGCATCCAATTGGGCCACTTAAACAGTGGCACCCGAGTCAACAAATCGGCTCCTACAGCGCGTCGAAAATGATCGACCGATACTCGTCCGTAAACGTGTTCTGGATTAACGGGGCACATTGGCCGAGCTACTACGTCGTAGCTGTATCTCAACCTTTTGGTCATGCAAAGATCGAGAATTTCCGTTTTTACTGCAGACGGATCACTCTGGAATTGAGCAAACCAAGCCTGCAATGGCAGAAACCAGTCAACAACGAATGAAAAGGGTATAAGCTCCCACACTGTATCGGCTCCTGGTGACAAACCGAGAGACGAGAAAAGGGCTGCAATGCTTCCCTGAAGGCCATCGAGCGCCTTCGGCCATGCATAGCGGTACACGACAGTCAGACCGCGTGTCGTACTATGCATAGTTGCGTATCTTTTCCTGACAGCACCCCCTGTACAGTCCTCGTAACGTGATTCGTCACGATTCTTGTAGAGGCATTTGTCAGGGGCACAAAGCGAATTCTTAAATACACATTCCGATACGTGAAGATCTTCGTACGGAATCCATTCCTCATCATCAATTTTCCGATGAATTTTGAGAATGGTGTTCGCCTGTGACTTCAGCATCTGGAGCTTCATATTGAAGTCCAATAATGCTGCTAAGATACCGATCAGATCAGACGCAAGTGGTCGAAGTGCGAAGTTGTACTCGAGCCACTCATTCGATAAGCGAGTGAACGCTTTATCTACAGTTAAGCGTACTAATCCGGCTCCGGGGCGTGATTTCCCCCGAAGAGCTTTGAAGAGAAGACCATTGTATCGACTCCAATCGCGTGCTAGTTGCGATAGGCCGACTGCAGCATTGATAACCTCACTCACCTTTTTAACGAGTGACCTAAAGAGGTCGACTACATCGCGAAATTCTGCGATGAAGACGAGGATATCCATTGACGGCTTAATCTCGGGAAGAACTTTATCCCAAAGACGCGTCAATGCAAATTGATCCGCATTGTCAATCAGAAATGTCGGACCAATTTCGGAGAGTGGTACGTCGAGAACAGGGTACCCACCATGGGTGATGCTCCCTTGAAGAGCGTAACCATATGCGAAGTCGTACTCCACTGATTTGGAGTCCGCGAAATGTTTATAATGTTCGCGGCCTTCGACAGGAAAGCTCCAACGTACTGTTACTTTATCATGTGAGCACTGCTTAAAATTGCAGGGCGGCAGAGGTAATGGTTCATCTTCCATTAACTCCCAGTGACGTAACCTCGATCCGGCAACGGGTTGATGCCAGGGAGATACAGTCCCATTCAAACTTGGTTCGAAGGGATTGTTCACGATAATCGTCGTGATAGCGGGGACCGTTTCATTTACCGGTCCAGTTTCACGTCTGCGCATAGACAAAATAACCTTGCTGACAAGGACAGAGAGG